TGGTGTTACTCACTATGTTGATCTGTATTATGGTTGTTGGAAATCCAGAAGAACTATTAAGATAATTAGTTATCCTAATCCAATGACTAATGAAACAGAGTTCTTAGAGGTAGATGAAACATATAAAGTAGATAAAGAAGCTGGAGAAGAGTTAATTGCTGAACAGGTAATTAATGAGGTGTGGAATGGTTTTAGAGGTAATCAAGACATGTACTTTGGTTGTGGCCCAGCAGAAGTACAAAGACAGGCAGTAGATAACATATCATCTTGTAAATTACCTATTAATGGTGCTAGATTTTCTGATACAGAATCAGATAATATTAGTATAGTACAGTTAGGTGTAAATTATCAAATTATGTATATTGTAATGATATACAGAATTGAGATGGCTATTGCTAAGAGTAAAGGTATTGTACAGTTTCTAGATAGGAACACTATACCAGATGAAGAGAATGAAGAAGGAGAAGAGAAGTGGTTGTATCAAGCAGAAGCACTTGGTTGGGCTATGCTTGATTTTGATCAAGATGGTGTAAATAGACAGTTTAATCAATTCCCTAATGTAAACTTCAGTCAAATGAAGATTATAATGGAGTTGATAGAGATAGCAAACTGGTTTAAAGATCAGTGGGAAGAACTGATAGGTGTTACAAGACAACGTAAAGGACAGAATAATAGTAGAGATGGTCTAGGAGTAACCCAAGAGAGTATATTCAGATCTTCTGTTATATCTGATATTATATTCGATGGATTTGATGATTTTGTAGAAAGTGAATTACAAGGTTTGTTAGACCTAAGTAAGTATGCTTGGATAGATGGTAAATCTGCATACTACAAGAATGATGATGGAGCATTAGAGTTGTTTAAAATTGACCCAACTGACCATGCCTCCTCTTCTTATAAGGTTTATGCTGACTTTAAGAACAGGAATAAAGAGAAGATGGACTTGCTACGGCAGAATATTAATGCAGTAGCACAAAGGAAAGATATTAAGCTTACTGCATTAGCAGATATGATCTTTACAGACAGCTATGCAGAACTAAGAGCAAGATTAAAACAAGCAGAGAATTTAGAGATGGAGTTAGCTGCTTCTCAAGCAGAGAATGAGCAAAGCAGAGCAGTAGCTTTAGAAGAACTTAAGAGAGAGTATATGCAGTTTGAGAATATGCTCAAGGTAGACTTTATGGAAAGAGAAGCTGATAGATTAGATAATAGAGAATATATTAAAGGGTTAATTAAACAGCAACAGGAACAAGGTAAACCTCTTGATATGGCTTCTATTGAATTAGAAGGTAATCAACATTTAGAGAGACTTAGCAAAGAGAGATTAAAGAATAGAGAAATAGAATCTAAGGAAAGAATAGCTAGGATGCAGGATATTACTGAAAGGTTGAAAATAAAGGCTTCCCTTAAAAATAAGGTTGTGGGAGAGAAATAATTTGTGAACTTGTTTTAATTATTACTAAACTTTAAATATTTTTGAATGTATGAAAATTACAAGGTATTATAGTCCTGATGGTGGTGGAGGTGGTGGTAACCCCCCTGCCCCCGATGCAGATTTAGAGAAATTTGAGTCCTACGAACTGAAAGGTTTAGATAAACTTACAGAAGAAGAAAAGAAAGATTACGAAGTATTAAAAGGTAAGTATGATGTTCAGTATGTAGGTGATGATGGTAAACCACTATCAGCAGAGCAGATTAAGGTAGTTAAGGAAACAGAAGCTAAAGTAAAGACTATCTTAGCAAAGGATGAAAAGACACGTACTGTAGAAGAAGTAGAGTTTCTGAAAGCTAATTTAGCTGATGAACCTGCTGATGATATATATGAGCAAGTAAATGCTCTTACAGGTTTTGCAGAACAGATTGATTATGGTGATACAGATCCTAAATCACCAGAAGGTATTGCTAAAAGAGAAATGGTTATCAGAGCGTCAGCTCAAAAGCAATACGATGATGAATTAAAAGAGAAATATCCAGAAGGGTATAGATATATTGAGTTTCTTTCACAAGGAGGAAAACCAGAAGATTTTTTCAAATCAGAAAACAAGAATTGGAAAGGCATAACTATTACTAAGACAGATAAAGCAACACAGGAAAGAGTACTTCGTGAAGCTTTAGCAATGCGTGGAAATAAGCCTAATCATATTGATGCACTTATACAGATTGCCAAAGATAAGGACAGTTTGTATGAGGATAGCAAAACAGAATTAGAGGCTTTAATGCAGATGCAAGAAGCTAGTGAACAGGACAGACAGTTGAAAGCTGAAAGAGCAGCACAGATGGAGGAGCAAGCGAAAGCTAAACTCACTAGTACTATTATCAAGGAACTTGAGAAAGGTATTGGTGGTAATCCTCTTAGCTACAAAGACAGAGTAGATTTTATGAACTTTATTCAAAGTAGTGTAAGATACTACAATGGTAAGTTTATAGCTCTACGTGAATTTAATGTTGGAGACATAGCTAAGGAATTACAGACAGAGTTCTACCGTTATAAAGGTGGAAATCTGGAAGCAGCAGCTACAGCAAAAGCTAAATCATTAAATGCTCAAAGGCTTAAGATTGGAGGAAAACGTGTTCTTGTTCCTAAAGGTACGCCCAATAATGGAGGTCAAAACTTTACACCTATTTCAAGTGTTATAGGGTAATACATGTGTTATTTTATAAACAATAAAAACTAAGTAATAGAATATGTCAAAATTTAAGTATCTAGTAGAAGAAACCGTGTTTGATGGTAGCGGTTTGATGGATGAACAAAACTTCTATCATCAAGGACAAGGCTCAGTAGACCAGATCAGTAAAACGATCACTTATCTATTGGGTAGCTATAACGAGAATTACCCTATCAGCATGATGACTATGGGTAATTTAGGTACAGCTGGTGCATCTATTGAAATCAATGATGTCCAGTTTACTTACCCTATTATGGGAAGAGATAATAAAGCAAGTACTGTTAGCAGTACTAGCTATGTAGCAGGAGATAAGCCAGGTATTGGCTTTCAAATCTTCAAGTTACGTTTCGCTGATAACTGGATTAAGCGTTTTTACATTATCCAATCTAGCAGAGGTATTCAGGCTAGAGTAATGGAAGATCCTGTACAGATTGGTAATGAGTATGAGTACTCATGTCAATTAGACCCAGCAGAGGAAGATAGCTATTGCCCGCTGACTGAAGTACAACCTGGCACATCTTGGATTGGTTTGTATGTTGCTGTAGCAGAAAGTGAATCAAGAGGAAGTGAAGGTAAAATGGCTGCACCTGGTTCTGTAAAGAATCAGATGGGATTCATTCGTCATGACTTACACTGGGCAGGTAATGCTGCTGAGAAAGTAATGAAAGTGAATATGAAAGGAGCTAATGGAAAAGAAACCAGTGCTTGGATGGATATGGCCATGTGGCAAAATGAAAAGCGTTGGTTAGAGGAAAGAGAGACTTTGTACTGGCATAGCCGTTACAATCGTCTTGCAGATTCTCGTATTCCATTGCAAGATCTTATCACAGGAAAAGTTATCCCTAGAGGTAGCGGTATCCTTGAGCAGATCCAGAACAAATCTACTTTCTCTAAATTAACCTATGCTTCAATGGTTAATAAAGTAGGTGATGCATTGTTTGGTCAGTCTGATACAGACAAAATGACTATTACTCTGCATACTGGTCTTGGAGGTCTTCGTGACTTTGATGAAGCAATGAAGGAACAAGGTGTTAAACTTCTTACAGATTTTACTGGCGTAGCCGATAAGTTTGTAACTGGAAGCATGAATGATTTAATGCTTGGTGGTTTCTTCAAAGGTTTCTACCATATTGATGGTTACATCATTAAGGTAAAGCATAATAAGATTCAAGATATGGGTAGTGTTGCAATGGCAAGTCCTAAACATCCAGTTACAGGATTGCCTCTGGAATCACACCGTCTGACATTTGTAGATGATAATGACTATGATGGTCAACCTAACATCATCCACTTATCTCAGAAGAATCGTTCTTTCTTGCATGGTGTTGTGGCTGGTATGGCAAACGTACCTAAGTCATTGCAAATTCAAGGAGGTTTCAACTTGAGCAGCAATCAGTTGATGATGCTTAATACAGAAGTAGATAAGAGTTCTTATCACCGCTTCCACTCTTGTGGTGTGCAGTTGAAGAGAGCTAACAAATGCTTCGATTTAGAATGTATTGCAGGTCTTTAATATTGCCCTAACTAATCTGGAGGTACTAATTGTATTAGTACCTCCTTTTCTTTGTAACCAAATTTAATTAATATATGCCAGACAAATTCATTTACATTAAACGAGCAAAGCCTTTTATACATGAAGGTCTTAATACAGCAGCAATGCGAGATATTATGGCTAGTACTAAAAAAGGTGTAGGTGCTTTCTTTAAAGAGAGAGACTCAGTTTTATCAGGAACCGGTTTAGATGATACAGAAGTAAATTTACTTTTACCCGCTGTAATAGGATTAGCCGCTGATAAAGAAGGTTTTCTATCTAAAGTAGAAACACACTATCAAAATATTAATACATTAGTACCTTATGGTGATGGTGGTAAGATGCTGAATATAGGATTAAAGAAAGATAATAATGCTCCTATATCAAAAGAAAACATGCCTATTAAGCTAGGAGATTATATAGCTTATAGACACGCTTATGGAAGAAAGGCTAAAGGAGAACTTGAAGAAATAAAAGGACATCCAAGAGTAGCAAGAACTCCAGAAGAAGCTCAAGGTAATAGTCTTATCCAGTTTTATTTTGAAGACCCAGAACTAGTATTAAGAGGTAAGATAGACAAACAGAATGTAGATGATCAAGCATTAGCTACATATCTGCAAGTTAAATCTAACCCTAAGAAAGTTAATATGGTTATTACTCTTATGAGTAATAGAATTAAAGCACAACCTGGTAAAGCTGTATTTGATCCATTTGGAATAACTGATGGAGAAAAACTTATTCATCTTAAAGAATTAGCTGAAAAGTATCCAGCTGAATTTAATAAGTTTGCTACTGATACTACTATTGCAAAGAAATACTTTGTAAACGTATTACTACTTAAGCAGATCATTCAACGTAATGGTGATGTAATTGTAGATGGTACAACTAGAAGACCATTAGGTAAAACTCTTGGTGAGGTAGTAAGATATTTAGATAATCCTGAAAATCTTGCTATTATGAATGACTACAAAGTAGCAGCAGAACGTATAGGTGTTAAACTATTAGAAGAAGAATTAGAAACAAAATAAACTATGAGACTAACTGTATTTGAGAGTCATACCTATATAACTCAAGCTTTACAAAGACAAGGTGCCTTTAGGAAAGATTATCAGTTTCCAGCAGCAATAGACTTTGCTCTTAATAAAGCTACTTATAGATTTATACGTAATGGTATAAAACCTATAGCAAATACATTAAGGTTTCAAGTAAATGAATCAAGTAGAGAGGATTTACAGTCACTTATTGTGACTAACTATCCTCTCACTATGATTCAGAGTATAGATAGTGGTAGATATTTTAGATCTCCATTACCAGCTGATTTCAGTTATCTTATTAATGATAGATCTGTACCTATTGAAGATTGTGAAGACGCTTTTACAGGTGCAACAGAGAATAGAACATATAAATATCATTACTTTGATTTAGCTGATGGTACATTAGATGGTAATGGTTATGTGTATAAACAAATTGTACTAACAGCAGGAAATCAAACAGTTACACTTAATCATCAAGGTTTTACATCTGTTAAAGATAAAGTCTTATTAATAGATGTAATCAAATACGAGTTTAAGAAACTGGGTATTGATGTGTACTGGGAAAATTATTATGGTATTGAAAAGACTAATAAGTTTATTATACCATCAACTAATCTACTTACAGTATATTCAATTACTATTGATGGTGTAGCATTACCACTAACTAATGAAACTAAATCTTATACAGATTTAGTAAAACTTAATTTAACAGCTAGTAAATTAATAGCTAATACAAATGTAAAACAGGATGATGTTGATAACATGGTTGACTCTTTTTACAGCAGACCACGTATCACCAATCCTTTATCTACAGTAGCATCAAATGTTATTGAGGTATATTCGGATAAAAAGTTCCTAGTTAGCAAACTTTTGATTGATTATATTAGGCTACCACGCCCTATAAGTTTATCTTTAAATTATAGTTCTGATCTACACCATACTGCTATTGATAAGGTGTGTGATCTTGCAGTAGAGATACTGAAAGAACAGACAGAGAATCAAAGTTTAGATAAGACTATACAGTATAATCAATTAAGAAACAACTAAAATAGAAAAACAAAATGGGAAGAACATTAACAAGACGTACTCAAGGTGCTGCTCAGGCAGTATTTGTGGGTAAGAACATTGCTGAAACTGACGATACCACAATCGCCAATTTTATTGCAAATGCACCTACTGGTGAAATAGGTGTATTTGATGCTAACGGAGCAAAACATACTGATCTTATTACAGCTGCTGAAAAGTTTCAGATTCTGCAAAAGATGTCTGATGGTAGTATTAAGAAAACTCCTCTTTATAACTTTTCTGACCTTACTGCACGTAAAACAGCCTATACTGCTCCTACTAAATGGACAGCCTATTTAGGCTGGAATGGTACTGGAAAATCTATGAATCTTGCAGCTGCTCCTGGAGCAGGTAAAGTTTATGAACTAGCAGTTCTTGAACTTACAGAAGGAAATCATCCATTTCCTACTTGGAATTACAGCTATACTGCAAAGGCTGGTGATGCAGAAATTGATGTAGCATTGGCTCTGGCCAAGCAGATTAATGATTCTACATCTGTTCAATACAAACAAATTGAGCAACCCGTACAAGCATTACCAGTAGCAAATGGTACTTTTGGTAACTTTGCCTTAACTGGTACTACTCCTACCTTAACTTTCACTCTTGGTAGTGATGTTGTTACTATTGGTGGAACAGGTGGTCCTACTTTTGATGGTGCTATTGGTGATCTTATAGCTATTACTGACGCTTCTGGTACTGCTACTGCTGCTAATACTTATGTATATAAGATTACTGCTGTTAGTGCTGGTGTATCAGTTACTCTTGATCGCCCTTTTGAAGGTGCAACACGTACCTTAGCAGAAGCACAAGGAGAAGGTACTGGTGCAGCTGGTGGATCTATTAAGAAACTTACTGCTGTTACTGCAACTGGTCTTAAATTAACTGCACTTAACAATGCAGAACACTTTAAGATTGCTCGTAGAGAAGAATATGAAAATGCAGATGAAACTTTCTCTGCGTATGTTCGTGGTAATGGTACTTATGCAGAAGTAGCTCAACTAGAACTTGAAGGTGCTACCTTTGCAGGTGAAACTACTCAGTACGAAAAGAGTGCTGCTAAGTATGGTCAAAATGATCGTTTTGCAGATAGTGCTGGTACTTATCAAATCTATAACTTTGATATTACTCCTCAAAGTGATAGCAAAGCTGGATGGGGTGTAGGTAAAGTTAAAACTGTTAGAATGGCAATAGCTGCCCATAATAGTGGTTCTAGCTTTAAGACCTACATGAATACTTTATTCGGTGTTTAATCTTTAAACTAATAGAAGGAAATGGTAGCAATACCATTTCCTTTTCTTTATTATGCAACTAATACAAATAGCAGAATATCTAGCTGAAAAGAAAGGTCGTCAATTCGACAAATCTTTCAATTTTCAGATGCAAGATGCCGTTGTGGCACACAGAGCTAGATACCTAGTTAATAGATTGCAGAAAGATCCTAGTTTAAAAACACATTATCTACAATCATTTAAGGATGAACTAATTGATGTTAACAAAGATGAATGTCAAGAAGTTGCTGAATGTGGTTGTGAAAATGTAAAGAGAACTAAAAACAAAATACCAAGACCAGTAGTACTAAGTGAGTTTCCATTCACTTATGTAGGTAATCCAACAGGAACCCATCCATACGGATGGACTACATTTGGAGCAGAGTCGTTTATGACATCTAGCAGATTTACTGGTAAAAGACCTAGACATACTTATCTTAATGAGTATATTTATGTATTCAATGCTAAGAATGATACTCATATAAGAGGAGAAGGAGTATTTCTGGACCCTAGAGCTTTAAAACATTTACAAAGTTGTAAGGAAGAAGGAAAGAACTGTTATTCAGATAGTGTAGATTTTCCTATTGATGATGATCTAATTCAGGTTATTATAGAAGCTATTATGAAGATAGACTTGAATATGAAGTTAAGTCCTCCTCAATTAGAAGAAGAAGTAGAAATTAAACCTGATAGAAATGTTTAAGCCTTTTAAAAAGCCTAAAGCATATACTACTAGGGATATATATAATTACTATATAAAAACTCTATTAGAGAGTAATAGTAATTATATTACCAGAGATGAAGGTAATAAGATTAAGAAAGTTCTTCATAAAGATACTAGAGAAGTAATAGTTACTTTTAAACAGTTTAAAGCTGTAATAGCTTTAATGCACAAAAAAGCAACTGCATCTATTATAAATGGATACAGTTATGATCTGTTAAATGGTATGGGTTATTTGTTTGTTATTAGAAAAGAACGTAGACCTGATAGCCCAAGACTTAATAGAAATGCTTCTTATAAACTTCGTAAGGAACTAAAAGAAAAAGGCACTTTAACAGAACACAACTGGAAGATATTTTATCAGGAAGACGACTATTGTAAAACACATTGGTTTAAACCTTCTACTAGATTTATACGATCTAAGTATTGTCCTGATATAAAGATATACAGTTTTAAACCTGTTAAACAATTTAGAATAGCATTAGGAAGAACTATATTAGTTAATCCTACTGTAAAAGCATTTTATCCTTTTGTACCACTACCTAAAGCAGCATAATGGTATATCATACTATATCTACAAAAGAAATTGTTTCAAAGATAATTAGAGATGCTAGATTAAATAATCTAACATACGCTGATTATATATTTGAATGGATTGGAGATGCAGTGGACCAAATTACTGTTAAGTGGAGATTACCTAAAACATACAAAAAGATAACTATTACAGATCATACAGCAGAACTTCCATGTGAATTAGTATCAATAGAAGCTGTTGTATACAATGGTACTAGATTAAGATACGGTAGTACTGATTTAGACCCAAAGGCACTCAATAACTATCCTACTTGTGAAAGTATATTAACCAGTTATTTTATTAGTGATCCTACTGATCAAGCATATAAGAATCAACAAAGTTATGCTTTATTAAGAGGAGAAGATTTAAAACCTGCTTTAAGTACATGGTCAAGCATGGACTTCTATCAGATAGAACCTGGTTATATCAAAACATCATTTCAAGAAGGAGATATTTATATATTCTACAGACATAGACCTGTGGACAAATTTGGTTTACCAATTATACCTGATGTAAAAGAAGCAAGAGAAGGTATATTTTGGTTCGTAGTAAGTAAACTTATATTCTCTGGATATTCTATGCCAGATGGTAAGATTACTTATGACTATGCAGATAAGAAAGCTACTAGATTACTAAAGAAAGCTAAGAACTCTATAAAAGCATTGAATAAAGACGAAAAAGAGCAAGCAATACAAATGTGGGTAAACTTAGTACCTCCACAGGGGTATTATGCAGACTTTTTCTTAGATGTAGAGCAGCCTAAAACAGTAGGAATAAGTAGCAGATAACCATGATAAAAGGTCTATTCAAAAACACAGAAACAGACAATATCCCTAAAGGATATGCATTTCATGCAAAGAACATTCTCATTAGCAGCAGATTAGATGCTGTTATTAATGAGAAAGGTACTTTAATATTTGATGTACTTGGTAATTATGATATTGAATTTATAAATGGTATCATTACTTACAAAGAGTATATTATAGTATTCTTTAAAAATACTAATGGAGATGATTGTATAGTTTCTGTAAACGAGACAACAGCTACTATAGAAAC